AGCTTCAATCATTATTTACCTCTTACGGTATCTAATTCTTTTTCTAATTTATCTACTTTTTTTTCTAATTGAGATATTAATACTTTTGTATGAACATTTTCTTCTAATTGTTTTGTATGTTTCTCTATTGTTTTAGCTTGATATTCAATCAACATAAATAATTCTTGGTTCTTAGGAGTTTGATCTGCTTTTTTAAGTAAATCTTGAGCCATTAACTTTTCATTAGTCTCTAATCTATTTAATCTTTCAACAATACCAAAATAAGTCCACACCGCTACAACAATAGCAGATACAATAGCAACTATATTTTTAATAGGTAGTGCTATATTTGTTTGATCACTTAATTTAAATTCGCTACTCATGTTTTTTATCCTTATTAATTATATCATAAAAAAATTTATCGGTATCATCAGTTTTCCAAGATTTATTTTCTACATTCCATTCATTAGTTTGTACTTTATAGTCTGGCCAATGTGTTGAAGTTGTAAAGCTAGAAATACTCCACAAAATACGATTATTAGGCTGAGCTGCATAATTCCCGTTATCAAGAGCCAAAACGTGAGCACACTTATGCTGATCAGGAATTTCGGAATGTTCAGTATCCAAGATATTAGGTTCTGGATGTGCCCAATCAATTGTAAATAAATATTCACCATGTATAAATTTTTTATCTTTACCTAAATATTTACAGCGTTGTCCGATTAAAAAATCAAAAGTAGTAACAGAAGGATAATAACTAAATGAATTCCATAACTGAAGATCTTCGAGATTTGGAGATTCCATTTTTCCTTGATGCACAGTATCGCTGTTTCTTCCTTGAAGAAAAGCACTGATAGGAAGCCTCCAGAATATTGCACCATTCGTAAGTAAAGCATGAAATAAGATTGCACGCCCTGGAATGCTTGCAATAGCAAAGACCACACAATCTTCAGTTTCGCCGTGATGTTCTCGTAAGTCATATAAATATTCCCTTCTTATTTTACAGTATATAGGGGGTATGTTAGCATTTAAATAAGACATTGCAAGTTAACATTTCCATCGTCTTCTAGCCTGTCTTAATCTTGAATTAGGGTCTTTTGCAGCACCTGGAAACATTTTCATTTGTCCAGCACTTCTTGCACAAAATGATTTTCTTCTTTTAGCTGATCTACTTCCTGGTTTAACTTTACCAGTTACTGCTGTGGATAATTTTGAACCTGGGTTTTCTCTTCTATATCTTTGAACTCCAGCTTTTGTCATTCCAGCACCAGATTTTGTTGGTCTAAAATATTTTTTAGTTTTAGGAGGCTGTACATCTCCTCCTCTAGCCATTCCTTCTTTTTTTTCTTTTTCCTCTTCCTTTTTATTTTCTGGAGGAGGTACATAACCTGCTTGAGTTACTTGTGGAAATAAGGCTTGAGTGTAATAACTTTGTTCGTAAGTTCCTGGTTTACCTTGATAAGCTTTAGACTTAATAGCTAAAGCTCCACCTAATGACATTTTTTTAACAGCTCTACCTGTTCCTCGCTTTTGGATACCAAAGCCAGACATTTTTATTTATCTATAAATAATGTTATATTTAATGAACTTATATTAGCTGTTACACCAATACCATCAATAATACCTACGCCGTTTCTTCCAGCATACAAAACACCATCTTCTGGAAGGCTTAAAGTTTCTGTTCCACCTGCTCCAACAGATACTGCAATATAAACTTGTGTGTTAACTGAACTACTAACAGTTGTTGCATTTGCTAAACCATTAATTATTGCTATTCCAGCAGGTCCAGTAGATTGAGCCATAAATCCTCTTAATCTTGTAGGACCAGCAAATAATACTTTACTAGATTCACTGCTTAAACATATAACTGGTTTTACATCACTTTTACTCATTTAAACTCCTTGTAATTTAAGGAGCTCCGAAGAGCTCCTTAAAATAAATTAATTATACCGTAGCACTAAATGGTGTTGCCACTGCTCCTGTAGCTCCAGATACTACTTCTACTTTATATCTGTTTGCTCCAATTACTGTAGCCTTAACACTTGCTCCGCCAACTCCACCTGTAGTCGTACCACTTAAAGTGATAGTGTCTGATGCAGTTGCTGTGCTAAATACTAATGCTGTAGTTCCAGAACCAAGAATGGCTGTTCCTACCATAGTATCACTAGAATTTGCTACTTTTACAATAAAGTTACCTGTTACTGTTGTTGAAAGTACGAATTCAAAAGCTGCACCATAATTATTTGACTGATTTGGATCAGTTGGATCACTTGGTGAACTTGTATTTACAGCTGGTAAAGTAAAAGTTGCTGTAGCTACGCTCGTGTAATAGATTTGTTTTCCAGCATCATTTGCAACAGTTAATGTTTTTCCTACTGCTGTTGTTACTGAGTTTGATACTCCAGCACTAATAAAACCTGCTAAAGATTTTACTGGTCCTGAAAACGTTGATTGTCCCATATTATTCTCCCGTATAGTGGTTAAGCTCTGTAGTCTCTATACCGTCTGTCTAGCCAGTCTACAAAACTAATTATATCTAGATTATTTATTATTATAAAAGAAAAAGGGGCCAAAGTAAACCTTGGCCCCTTTTGTGGAAAGACTTAATTATTAAGCCGCTCCTGGTGTTCCGAAGATTCCTCTAGGGTCAGACCAACCGAAGCTGTATCTTTCTCTAGCTTTAAATCTAACGTTACCAGTGTCAAAATCGCCTTCAATAGCTGTTTTGATTGGACTTCTAACGAAATTTTTCAATCCGTTAGGAGCATCTGTAATGATAAAGAATGCATCTGTATCAGTTAAGAAATGGTTGATTCTGTAACCTTCAGGAATCATTCCCATATTTAACATAGCATTGATATCGTTATCAGATGTAGATGTTCTAAGTGGAGATCTTAAAACTCTCTCAGCAGTAAATTGTAATTCTTTTGGAATAATCAATTTTCTACCTTGAAGAGCGATTTTCAATCCTCTTTCATCTACAAATCCCGCAATGTCAATTAACGATTGTTCTAAAGAAGTTTCGTTAAGATCCGCTGCAGTAGCTAAAATGTTTGAAAATGTTGATCCATTAGCAAGAGGGTGAGAAGCGTTTAATAAAGAAACACCATCACCTCCGTTGTATGAACCAGTAGTATCAAAACCATTATTTAAAATGTTAGCTGCTATTGTTTGTTTAGTTTGTGACATTGAACGAGCTAAAGCTCTAGTGTATCTAGAAGCTAATCTATCGTACAAGTTATCTTCAATAGCTTCCTCAGTAATAGCAAATGCTAAAGCAATTGTATTATGAGTGTATCTTGAAGTGTAGGCTTCAGAAGCTTGGTCGAATTGCACTCCTGCACCTTCTTGTTTGATAGCTGCACCCGCAAAACCTGTTAACATTACTTCTTCTTCAAAAGCTCTGTCTGAAGATTCAGATGTAAAGATTTCTGCGTGTTCGTTGTCGTATCTGTTGTATTCCAGGCCGAATAGGGCATTCAATCCTGGCTCTAGTTCTTTAACTAGTTGTGATCGTGATATAGCCATAGTTTATATTCTCCTATTATAGTCCTGAAGTAGCGGCTTTATAGAAATGGTTGTTAATTCTAACAAGAACATTTGCATTAGAGACAGCTACGTCACTGTTAAGTACGTCACCTGATATATCAATTGCTTGAACTAAATATGTAGAATCCGTTCCTGAATTCGCTACATCTAATTGTACATAAGATATACCTGTTTGTATATTTCCAGTTACATTATTAACTGAAAAGTTTTTAAAGATGTCGGCAACTCCAAATACACCATTAGCATTCACTTCGAATACTGTGTCTGGTGCATCAATTACGAAAGCAACGATGTCGCTTGCGTCAACTGAACTTGGAAGATAATTCTTCCATGTTGGTTTTTGAGTTGTCGGATCTGTATAAAAACAGCCATTAAAAACTCCCACAGCAGGTGTAGAAGTATTTGCAACTGCTCTTCCAACTGTACCAGAATCGAATGGTATAACCACATCACCTTGGTAAATGTTAGTAGAGTTATTAGTTGCTACTCTATATCTGTTTTGGGCGTTGATAAATGGACTGCCATTAAGTTGTCGACTTGGTCTTAGACCAAATCTTTCTGTTACGTTTGCCATTTATTTATACTCCGTTTGTTTTAATTTAATTTACAGTAGTTGACTTTTGCCAAACAATTATGACTTACGTCCACCACCAAAAGTTACACGGGACTGTCTATCAATATTGATAGGCATTCCAGGTCGTTGTTCCTTCATTAAATCAGCATCAATCGACTTTATTCTCTCCTGAGTAATTTTTTTAAAATACTCGGAACGACTTTTGACAATTTCTTCAGGTATCCTTGCCAACACAAGGCCGCCAACCCCGATCAACCCAGCATATTTTCCCTCAGCGATTACTGGATAATCATGATCACCTGTAGAATTTTTAATTTCTTCAGATCTCACAAATTCCCAACCTTCTCTGAGTTTTTTAGATACGTTTGCCGTATCCTGAAAACCCTGCGATTCTGTTCTAATCCATCTGTGAACAAAACCCGCTGGTGCTTTAGGTGCATCCAGACTTGACGGTGGAGTCCAAGGCTTCTTACGAAGATCCTTACTTCTTACTTCTGACTCGCGTGAAGTTCTATTTTTTATTTTATCGCTCATTATACCTCCTTCACGTATTTAGCGTACTCTTCTAGTGGCACCCCTAATTTTTTAGCAATAGCCACCTGTGATTTGGTGAGTCTCACGGTTCTGCGTCCTGATTGTTTTCTTCCAGCAGAAGCAACAGTTTGGACGGGTTTCCTGTTCTCCTCTGTAACCTCAGATTCCTGAGATTTAGCAAACTTATGAGGATATAAATCCTGCATTCGTTTATCTACTTCATTATAGTACTCATCACTCTCTGCGTCAAACCCCTGACTTACCAAGTCTTCATGAAGCATAAATGCTGAGTTTGTCATGTATTTATCGTTACCAAACCACTCATTCTTTTCAGCCCATGACTTAGCTTTTGTACTTGGAATGATTGGTTGTTGTGGTGCTTTTTGCACAGGTTGAGCTTTTTGTTGTTCATCAAAAGATTTTCTAGCTACCTCACGTTCGCTCATAACGATTCGTGCCTTTTCTTTTTCAACGGACAACCTTGTCAGTTCATCTTGTGCAGTTACGATTTGTTCCGCATCTTGAGACTCAATGGCAAGCTTTAACTTAGCTTTAGCTTGAGCACGTTGAGCATCAACTCTTGCGTCAAATTCTTTAATATAATTTGTGTCTACATCCATATACTTAGATTCAGCATCTGAGTATTTTTTCTGTAAACCTTTAGCGTATTCTAAAGCAGCTTGTTCTCTTCTTTCTGCTTCACGTATTTTATAAGTTAATTTATCAATACGTTTTTTTACGCTTTCCGTGTGTTGCTCTAGATTATCAACAGGTTTTTTTTCTTCTGTTTTAGCTTCAACTTTAGGTTGATCTTCTATTTCTTCAACAGAAATTTTTTCTTTTTCTTTTTCTGCTTTACCATCGTGAGTTGTATATCCTAAATCAACTTCTCCAACATTTAAGTTAGGTGCTTTTTTAGGTTCTTCTTTGTCTTTTAATTCAACCGAAGTTTCATTAACATCATCTAGATCTAATTCTACCTCAGGTTGTTTTTTTGTTTGTTCATTCATGTTGTCCTCCT